AAAGCATCAGGAATTACCTTTTTCATTATCTGATATGCTCCATTTACATCTGCGTTTATTTTCTTGCCATCATTAGAAACAAATAATCCTCTATAAACTCTGCGTTCTTTATTATAATTTTCTTTGATAGGATCTTCGTTATCAAGAAATGACGTTCCAGAAGTATATGCTTCTTCTGTCTCTATGAATTTAATTCCATTATTCTTACATTTATACGCAAGCATTTGTAGAAACAATTTATAAGGAACATATGTGAAATTTTGCATACCTTTGTTTTCTTGCTTCCAATTATTGTTGTGTCCTACAATTAGAGTATCAATTCCATATAAAACACACCAATCAACTACATATTTACTTATACAATGCATTTGGTATTTAATCATCTCATACCGTTTATCAGTAAGTTTCTGTAATTTCTTTGACCAATCTTTTCCGTTTGCCTTCTTCAATTCTGATTGAATAGTTGCTTTTCGTTTGTTATAAAACTGATTGATTGACTTAATAACTCCACCTTTAACAGCTATTGGATTTTCGCCAATGTTGTTTACCATAGTTATGAAATTATCAACTCCAATATCAATAGCAACTATTCTCTCATAAATTTCAGAAATATCTGGTACTTCAATTTCATAGACAATTTCCATTACATAATACAAACCTTTCGGTACAAATCTACACTGAATTAACTTACCAATTGCATGTGTCTTTACGGTATATCCTTTAAATGGTTTAAATGATATTCTAAATAATCCATCTTTTAATGAACATTGAATGTTTTTTAGCATAAAGACTTGTCTTCCATCTTTTTTCAAATATTTAGGAAGTTTTGGTTTACCTAAATATTTATTAGGATTTTTATAATAGTCCTTTATTGATACAAGAAAAGACTTCCACATTTTATCTACTAATTGAATTGTTTTCTGAGCAGCTTGTGATCCACATTCTTTATAACAATTCATATTTTGCATAAGTTTTTGAATATCATTAGCGTTTAATTTATTTCCATTGTTTACAAATTCTTGTCTCATAATATAATTTGCTTCATTGTAAACGTTTTTTGAATATAAGCAATAACAATCCACTATCTTAAAAATAGGATTATTTCTTTTTATTATTTGTTGTTCAACTCTATTAACTTTTATATTATTCATCATTTATAATTAATTGTTTCATGTATTTACATATCCTCCAAACTATCTAAAAATTGTTTCATCCATAGATTCTTTTCTTCTACTCTTTTTAATTCAGCTTGATATTTTTCATATGCTCTATTAACTTTCCTATCCTTTTGATCTTTTAAATCATCAATATATTTTCTAATTGCATCATCAGAAGTATCTAATTCCTTATTTATATCTTCTTCACACCATTTATATAAAGATGTATTCAATGACATATCAATTTGTTCTAAACAAAATTTCTTTAAATTTTCGTGTTCTGGTGTTGGTGGAGTCCACTTTTCAACTTCTTCTCGTACTTTTAGGTACTTTTTATCTTCATCTTTATAATCTTTAAGACATCTTTCTGCACTAGCTTTATTATTCTTAAATTTAGAAATCATATCCTCTTTCGCTTCTTCAAAAGTCATATGATATGTTTTGTCTCTTGACTTTAAAGAATCTTTGTATGCTTTTTCATAATAAGGATCTGGCTCAAAATGATTTGGTGTTGGAACATCTAAAGATTCATCTTTTAAGTCAACAGCAATTCCAAATGCTCTTGTACATAGTTTCAAAAACTCTTTACCAGATGTTATTTCTCCATCATTAATGTAAGACGTATATCCTGTTGGCATCTAATCACCTCTCTATTCAATTGTATTCTTATGGAATTTTGAGCAGAAACGCTCTTAGATCTCACCTTTTACTACTCTTTCGTTTACAGAAGCTACAAACTCATTAATCTTTTTATAATCTGGACTATCTGGCAAATCAGTATTTTCTTTTGCGTAATCTAATCTCTTTTCATATTCATCTACCATTTCATAAAATTCTGAAACAGGTTGCCTATTTTCATCTAAATATTTACCATTACGAATATCCATGAGTAAATCATGCTCTTTATCTCTATAGGTATTAATTTCTCCCTTTTCAAGAATATCAAGGCACATCATATATAATCTAATCAAATGCATCATATGCTTACCTAATTTGTTTGCTTCAATCGCTTTTTGATTTCGTTTACCAATCTTGCCATATGCTTTTACAATAGATTGCATTTCAGAAATCATACCAGAATAATCTCTTAGAGGATAATGTGTTAAATTCACATCCATAAAAATTTCCGTATCATATCCCTCTTGAACTGCTTTATCAATATATAATTTAATCGCATCGTCTGGCATTGTAAAATGTCTTTGTTTAAAGTCAAACATTGCATGATCAATTGTCTTAAAGATATGTTCTTCGTTTTTAGCCTGTCCAACTAATCTATTTGACTTATTCTCCAACCTACGGAGCTGCTGATTAGCATACCCACCAAAAGAATAAATTGCTTTCTTCGATAGAAATAAACCTTTATTATTAATAAATTCTCTACCAATTGGCGATACATAGAAATAATGTTCTGGTTTATTACCGAGCATTTCAATTATGTTAGGATTACAATTGCATAACAGTGAAATCAATTTATTAAACGCATAAATGGTTGTATCTGTTTTTTCATTTACAAATTGCTCAAAATTTTCATTCGTAAGAATTTGCATTTTACTATTTAACGCACCTCCTCTAATATCAAGATCACTTGTTTCAGTATTTGTGCCATATGCGTGACTTCCACCAAGCGTAAGAATAATAATATTGTTACCTAAATTTTTATCTTTTCGTAAGAAATCGTATTCTTCACCTCTTAATTTCTCTTTAATCTTTTCTATTGTCATAAAATTTTACCTCTTTTTTATGAATGAAAGTTTACTTTCAACTGTTAATTTTTTGACTACCTGTAATTTCTCTCAAACAATCATTCCAACCTTTAACATTTCCATTAAATATTTCTCCCCAATTTTTCTTACTAGGTAATTCTCTTAACGGACATTCTATAGGTCTACAACTAACATGAGAAAAAGATAATCGTTTATGATTTACTCCACAAAAATATGACTCAACACTTGAACAATAATCTCTATGTATAAATGTACATTTTGTGCAGTTATCAGGCATATCAATTATAATTATTGATTTTTCCAATTAATCCCCTCCTCCTGTAATCTCATCAATATCCATTTGCTTTATCCCCATTACCATTTCGTATTCTTTAACTTGTTTGTCTGTAGCAATTTTTAATTTACTAAGCAAATATTCACCACACCAAGAATCTTTATATCCAGATACTATAACAATAAAATCATCTTCTTTGTCATCAACACATTGATAACATGATATACTTCCTAAGTTTCCTTTTAAATTATTCGGATTATTTAAATCAACACTTGTATCTGTAATTACAAATGTTCCAATATCTACTGGGAATGTTATAGTAAAACTCATATTTTACCTCCTATACGAAGTCATGTGTTCACAACTCAGCTTTTCATGGCTCTCCTGTAATCTCATCAATACACTGATTCCAACCTTCTGCAAATCCTGCATCAAATGTATTGGCCGGATAGTCTCCATTGTCTTTTTCTGGCAAATCCATAAGTGGACACCAATTAGGTCTTGATTTGCTTTCACGACCATAATGTTTTTCTGTCATCAGAATTACATCATAATTTAAACGGTAAGCTAATTCACAATAACCCGCATATTCAAGTTTGCCGCAGTATGTAGTTCCAAATAGGCAATCATAGCAATTCTCTGGTGTATCAATCACTAATACTGATTTGCTCATTTTCTCTTACCTCTTTTCTGCAAGAATGCTCCGTACTGTGCCGGATTGATAACATCAATTTTTCTACGATCAGCCTGATAATATCCAACTATTCCATTCTTTTTGTTTTCTTCCCTTGTAAACATGGTTGAAATGTCTTTTCCTTTACTCATTTGATTCCACCACCTTTCACGATTTCAATTGCTTTACTAATAAGACATACCGTGCAGTCCGATGCTCTACACTCTTCTCCAAAACAATCTTCGGTCACTGGTGATGTCATTATTTTTTCAACTTCTTCCAACTGCTCAACAACCTTGTTCACATCAAAAGATGTCGGCTGTTCATCAATCAATCCAGATATGTACAAATCTACATCTGAACTTCCAAGAGAATTAATTAACTTATCAGCATCAATTAGTCTCATCCTTTATTTCTCCCAATTAACATACATCCACTAAGTAACACCATAAATAACAATTCAACAATCACTGTAAATCTATCCATTTATTATTCCTCATTTTCTTTAAACGCATATTGAATGGCTTCACTAAAACAACATCCGCCGTTGTAATATCTAACATTGTATTTATATTCTTCATCCTGTAACTTTGTCAGATCAAAAGAGGACTCATTATAATCAATTTGTTGTTTTGACATGATCTTATACACATTTTCACCAACAACGACATAATAATCATAAAATTCATATATAAGATATTCTTCCCATGTGTCATAATAACTCGGCAAATTCTCATCACAACCAGGACAAGTTAATGCAACTCTTTTACAAAAATCACCATATGTTTCATTTTCTTTTTTGTGAATTAATTTTAGTTTACCTCTATAATTTACATACTCACTCATATTCTAATGCTCCTCATCTTTATCCGTATAATATCTGCCAAATACAACATTAAATAAATATCCTAAAATTAATATCCTCTTTAATTGATTTGGAGATACTGGACGTAAATCCATAAATGCACCTAAAATTTCAGTTGTTTCAAAATCCATCATATGATAATCGCAACTATTTGGATCAGATATTCCATGTTTAAAATATAAATCATCTTCACTTTGTAATCTTTGTGGTTCAAAAGTTTGTTCATAAATTAATTTATAAACAGACATTGGAATTTTATCAAATAATTCTAATTCAAACATATTTCTCACCTCATGAAAGACGCATTCTATCGTATCTTATAAATACGTTCATAGTAAATCATGTAACTTACGCTACATTTATAACTATAGGCGTTAGAACAACCTCTATCCCATATCGACTAATCGCATTTGGGAATACTTTCTTCATAATCTGAAATGATCCATTTACATCACTATTAATTAATAGTCCAGAATTACTTTTGAATAATCCTCTTTGAATACGTCTATTCTTATTATAATTCTCTTTAATTGGATTTTCTTCATCTAAGAAACTTGTTCCAGATGTATAACTTTCTTCTTGCTCAATGTAATTAATTCCAACATTTTCACATTTATATTTAAGTTGTTGTAATAATATTTGATATGGAATCATTATAAAATTCTGATTAGATTTCTTATTCATCCCAGATTCTTGTTTCCATTTATTGTTTTTACCAACTACTAATGTGTCGATGTTATTTTCAATACACCAACTTACAATGTGATGACTTGTATTGTGCATGTAATTCTTTATTCTCTGAAATCTTTTAAAAGTAATCATATCTAATTTCTTTGACCAATCTTTATTATGTCGTATTTTCAGTATTGATCTTTCTTTTGCAAGTCTTTTATTATAATACTGATTTATGCTTTTAATTCCCTTGCCGTTAATAATAATTGAATTTAATCCGATATTATTTGTCATAGTTACAAGATTATTTACACCTAAATCAATAGCTGCTATACTTTTCGGTTTTTTATTTATATCTGGAATTTCTGTCTCATAGATAATTTCCATCACATAACAAGATCCTCTCGGAACAAACCTAACTTGAATTATTCTTCCTAAGCAACGACATTTCCAATCATAATCATTCACCAAACGATTACTTATATGAATTGTTCCCTTTTCATAGTTATAATGAAGTTGATTATTTGGAATCATCCAAAGAAATCTCCCATCTTTTTTAAGATATTTAGGTAATTTGGGCATACCTAAATATTTAGAAGGATTTTTCTTCCAGTCTTTAATTGCGTTAAGATAAGATTTCCAATTTTTATCTAACAACCTCAATGTGCAATTTGCTGGTTGACTAAATGTAAGTTTATAATTTTCATGAGTTTTAAATTCTTTATTCATATCATAGTAACTTATATATTTGTTATTATTTATAAATTCCTGTCGCAATACATAGTTTGCTTCGTTATATAGATTCTTGGAATGAAAACACTGTTGATCTATAACTTTAAATTTAGGATGATTCCTTTTAATTATTATTTGTTCACATCTTTGTGTTTTTATATTTTTATCACTTCCATCTCTTTTAATTCCAAACACTATTTAATCTCAAATTTAATAGGTAACATTGCTGTAAATCTACAGTCCAACCAAGGTTTATCTTCTGTTTTAAATTTCTCTCTATCAATTTCAGAAGCTAATACAAAATCACCTATGGTATAAATTATAGTGTGTCCTGAGAGATCTTTTGGGACTTTTACAGATTTAAAATAAGTTTTAAGATTTATGATGTTTTCTATACATATCTCCATCAGTTCATAAAGATGCGCATAAGTTCCATCAGATGAGCAACGCTGCATTGTAAAATAATCATATTCGGCATCTGGATTATAAATGATTTTTACCTTAAATGTATCTTTATTTAGAATGTTATATTCAAATGTCTGGTTACATAAGATAGAACCTTTAATTGCTAATTTTAACGATTCTTTGAGAACTTCAAACGGTGTTTGTTCTTTCATCCAGTCATATTTATTATTCTCCATACCGTTTGTTCCACCTGATCGGATTCTCTCTTTTATAAATTCCAATGATTTTCCCATTTTTTTATTTGTGCCCTTTCTAATGTCCAATCATTTCTTTAGTAATTTCTTTATATTTTGCTTTATAACCATACTCCCATTTTGAATTTAAAATTGTAAGAACAGAATTTTCTACATTATTAGAAAATCCAATTAAACAATTTACATATTCATACTCCCTGTCTTTGTCAAAATCATAAGGATTTGCAATCTTTACCGTTTTAATTTCTTTTAGTTTTTTAATACATGCATTGTGACTATATGGTAATCTCACTAAATAATACTTTCTATTTCTTCGATCCATTATTAACCTTTCTCAAATATATTCAAACATATTTTTATCTATACATGCTTGACACTTTCTTCCCACAACATCTTTCTGTCCATACTTACACTGAATACAATTAGCCAACTCAAAGCATTCTCGCTCCCATTGAAGAACATTATGGAAATCATATGAACTATATCCTATATGGTAATAATCTTCTCCAACTTTCTTATATTTTAATGAATAGTATGGTTTATCATCTATGATCTCGAAAATTTGTTCTATATCGGTTACTTTTGTTTTTGGATTATGTTTAATGTTTGTACTTGTTTTACACATTTAGAATTACTCCCAATCAAGTTTCTGTCCGCATTTATCACAATAAATAAAAGATCTATTAAGTCCTTCTCCGCAACAAGGACAATTCCCTCTTGAAGTATAATAGTTTCCAGAAAAATCGAGAATAGATTTTATATTGTTTGGATTCTTCGGAATCTGTTTCTCTAATGCTTTAATGGCTTCTTGTCTAGCTTCTAAACCAACCATAGCCAATCCGTCTGGAAGTTCTGGGTATCTTAATTTTTTTATTGCTTCTTCTGGTTTCATAATAGATCCTTTCTCCTTAATGGAATCATAATCAATAAATATTTGCTTTCTTTTACCACATTTCCTACATACTAGAACAGCTTCTTCAGTATCCTTCCAATACCAAAATAATTCATATTTATGTGGCTTGCATAGACATTTGATTTTACAACCGTCTTTTCTCCACTTGTTGAATTTACGAATTATTGAGTAGAATAATCCGTAAATAACAAAAGCAACTACGCACATTCCCAACATCATAAAAATTTCTTTTATCGCTTCAATCATTCTTCTTCATCTCCTCCAATCCTGCCAACCAATTCAACGATACTCTGAATCGTTCACACATTTTGATTGCGTCCTCGAAGGCTATTCTTGCATCATTATTCTCCCATCTCAAGACTGTGGTATCTGCTACGCCTAGGACATTTCCAAAATCTCTAAGACTCATACAGTTCTTGAGACGTAATTTTGTGATTCTATTGCCGATTGTCATTTTTTCATCTCCTCCAACTTCTTCTCAGCTTCTTCATAATCTGTGAACCAAGTTATTCCATAAGCAATATCATTAAGTACTTTTTCATTGTAAACGCCATATTCTTCACGACTTGTCGCGTACCAATGTCCAGCAGTAATCACAATAGTCCCAACATGCTGATGGTGTATTTTATTGTGTTTCTCATAACCATTGATAATATTTAAACAGTAAACAGATGGACTTGGAATGATATACACATCATCTCCAACTTTACATGGCAGCCTCACAAGCAAGCCCTGTTCTTCTAAGTCTTCATAATCAGCAAGTTTTTCAATTGCTTTAAAATTATCTTCATCCCAATAAACAGGTATATACTCTCCATTATCCTGTTTTACCATTATAAGTTTATCGTTTTCTCTTTGCGTTAATCTCTTCATCTATTTCACCTCTCCTTTCTCAATCCATTTCCACCAGAGAACCACATATATAGTTCTTTTAAAAAATAAACCGTAACACTCTTTATGGATTGAATCGAAATTCTCTCGTCCAATTTCCATTGCTCTTTTCCGTGCTTCGTCTAATGTTTTGCACGGCTCTTGACACAAAAACCACATGATTACTTCACCTCTCAAATTCAATCTTCTTACCAATGTATTTCTTAATTATCTCATTTACATTGTTTGGATATGTTTTAACTACATAGTTGAGATCTATTGTTAAATTAAGAATAATATCATTTTCATCTGTTTCGATATCTCCAACAGTTCCTCCTGGAATGCGAATAGCATAAAGATGATCTTTTTTATAACTATTAGTTGCAAGAATATAATGTCTACGTCCATAACCATATGATTGTTTTTTATTCAATCCAGCTAAATTATCTAATTCTTCTGTTAATTCACAAAAGTATTCGTCCATACCAAATCCATCTTCGTATTTCCTTTTTAAAATCATAATTTGTACCTCTTTACATATACCATATATAGTATTTATTATTTTACAAACTACTATATATACTATTTGATTAACCATGAAAACCGTATTTTATCTAATATGTATCATAAATACATATCGGCTTCTTCAATTGATAATTTCTTTACTACATTAAATTGTTCTTTGTGAGATAATCTATTGAACTCATATGGTGTCATATTTTTTAAATCGTTCAAATTATATTGTTTTGTTTCAACCATATCTTCATCATCAACAATACAAGCAAGACTAATTCCATTTTCGTCTGTATAAAACTGATCATCTTCAAAACCGTCTGCTTTATCATTCACACTATCCCAAACTCTTTGTCTAAACTCTGAAATTTGGCATATATATTCAGCTAATAGTGCATAAGCTTTACTTTGTGAAATTGCAGATTCTCCATATGTATTTGGAAATAACATTTCGTTTTGTAATACTTCTGCTAAATACTTTGTTTTCAAAAGTTTCTCTAACTGTCCATTTGTAATTTCCTTACGTCCTTTTAACCAAAATACAAATGGTATTGGTTTAACAATTAACTCATTATAATCAATGTAATCTTCTTCTGCTACTTCCATAAAACCTTGGAAAATGCAATAACATAAGAATGGATCTTTCAAGTCGTCTGGCGATTTAATGATATAGCTCATAAATTATTCCTCCTGTGAAACTCGTGTTTCATATAATACTTCTGTACAATATGCACAAAAATTCATCTAAAGCACAACGAGAAATCAATATATTTCAATTCTTGTTTTGTGCATATTGTACACTTTATATCTAATATTGTTTTATCAATCTTTTAATAGCTGTGTTTCCCACTTTTCTGCTAGTTCTTCCAATAATTCGTATGAAGTTTTCACACAAGTTCCTTTATCTGTTTCTTTTGTTAGGGAAATCTCAAATCTATTCAATGTTTCTTTTACTGAATCTTTCATGGCGTTATACTCCTATAAATTATATGTAAATAATTTCTCTACCCTAATCTTCTTTTTGGTATCATATCCTCTATTACAATCAAAGTTTGCCAAATGCTCTTTACTCCATATACATTCAAAATCATCTGGTGCATAATATTCACTAACAAATACCTTGTTATTTTTACTCATCTTTCTACACCAATTCCAAAATCCATTATAATCAAATAAACCAGTTTCAAATTTTGTAGTATTTTGATACGGTGGATCACAATAAATTACAGCATTTCTCAAATTGCAATATTCATTTTGATCATAACTAGAGCAAACAAATTTTACATCTTTAATCTTTGGCATTTGTTTCATTAAATTCCTATATGCTTCATTACTTTCATCTCTTGGTGTAATACCATCTGATTTAAAACCTCTTGCATACCCACCAAAATATTTTGCACTAAATGTAGAATTAAATCCTACATAGCCTACATAATAATCTGGATATTTTTCTTTGTTTTGTCTCACATTTTGATATTCTTCTTCTGTAATATGCTCTGGTGGATTCCATCCATTTTGTAATGCTAGAAACATTGCAATTAATTGCGGATGAATGTCATTTCCTATTCTCAATGAACAATCAATTT